TGGGGTAGTTAAATCGTCTACCCTTCTCATAGATATTAGCTCAAGTCCGATTGTGGTTGAACCTGGTGTTGCTACAATACCCAAAGGTTGATTTGCTGAAGATATACCGCTTTCAAATTTTGTCCAACTAGGAGTAGACCCGCTGTCTAAAATGTTTGGTATTGCACAGTTAATTATGTCAGTTAAGGTAGAGCCCTGGCAAGATGTTTCGGTAAGAGCGTCGCTACTGTAAACAGGTTTTATTGTGGATGCTATACCTATTTTTTCTTGGAAGTCTACGCTTATAGCTAAATCATATACGCTAGTAAAAGCCTGTGGCAATACATAAGAAAACGTAAAGTTTGTTGTTGTTGTTGTTTCAGTTGGAGTGCTTCCCGCAAAAGAATTATGAACAAAACTTGCGTCAATAGAAATAAGAGCCCCTGCAACTAAATTAAAACCATTCAAGTCCATAATCAACTGAGCGTTAGTAATAGTATTACTAAACCCAAAGGTGTATCCAACATTACCAAATGTATCAACGACATCCTCTCGACCTATAAGTTTTGAGATTAATTCGGTCTCATACTCAAGCCTAACAGGAGAATTGTTTATATCTACCAGGTTGTAATTCTCAATGTAGTTACCATACATTAGCCTGTTGCCCATTAATGTTTGAGCCTGAGCCAGTAAAGGAACATTGTCAAAAAGTCTTAATAATTCTGACTGCGGTAGTATTGTAAATATTTTGCTGTTCCTAAATTCAAACGTGTAGTTTGTATTGTCAGCAAGACCTAATTCAGATTTTTTTAATTTTTCTACAACCTTAATAACAGTACCACTGCTGTCCTTAAATAACAAATCTATGGCTTTAACCAAAGAACTACCTGAGTTGTATGTTATTACTGCGGTGTTAAAATTGTTTATCATACCATCATTAAGATATGATTCACTACTAAAACTAAAGGGTTTTGCAATAAACGCAGCATCTGAAAACTGAGACGTAGCCGAGTACTCATCATCATGGTACTCATACCTGTACGCAAACGAAATAAGTCTTTCTTCTAAGTAATTTTCTTGACCACCGCTCGTGGTAGTCATCTCAACAGTTGGTGCGCTATTAGGCGGTTTTTTTATAACCAACAATGACTCAAAAAATAAAGAAGCATCGCCATCACCATCAACAAGCGGAGTTCCACTAGGACTGTCGTAGTTACGTTGTGTGTTTAAAAACCTTGGAGGGTTATAGTTATCTGTCCAAAACAGCAACCCATCCACTAAATTAATTCCTGTAATAAGAAATTTTTCGTTAAAATTTAAAGTTGTTTCGGTAGGGGTTGTACCCCCTTTAGATACGCTTATTGCGTGGTATATTAAATTGTTAGTGGTTACGTTAAAAGAAATTATTAAATCTAGCTTACCTGTTGGTGATAGAGAAAAATCAGAGTCATGAATAAACCAATACAGTGTCTCGTTAGCTCCGTCGTCATACGCTCCAATACATTTAGCTAGGTTGCTTAAAGTTTCTCCTTTGTAGCTTAAAGACGTAAGCTTTGTGTTACCCTTAGAGTTTTCAACAGCACCCACCTCCGTGGACTCAGAAGAACCAAGCCTAACATTTAATGCGTCAACATATTGTCCGTTTGGAACGAGTCGCTCGTCAACGGATTTATTCATCTTACCTGCTATGAAATTTCTTTGAATTTTAGCCATATTATTTTATCCACTTATCTCTCCCCCTCAAGCTCATTAATAATCTCCCTGGGTGTATGTTGCTTAATCTTATTTTTGCGTTCCTTAGAAGCGATGATTTTGCTTTTCTAGCTCTATTTACAACATACTCTTGAACACCTAACTTAGAATTTAAAATTTGGTAACTAATATATGCGTAAACATAATCTTCAAATAACTTATTTACCGTAACCTGAGTGTCGTCTCCACCCTCCATACCGTCAGATATATACTCCAGAATACAGCTATTATTTGCCATAGTAGAGTCAAAGTTTATTACACCTGATTTTTTATCAATCCTAAACGTAGGGTTAGCATTTGCAGTTTCTGTATTAAGACCAAACCTTGCACCAACAGCAAAATCAAAGTACCAGCACCCTTCGTATTCGTAACCTGTTAAGCCATTATATGGACTCAAGCTATTTAAATATATGCTAGGCTTTTGACCTGTAATCCTGTCAAAGTCTAATGGAGAGTATTCTGGCTGTAGAGCCTTACCATCCTGATCAAAAAGTATTCTAGTGTCGTTTGCCTGAAGGTAAGCCTTTGCAGAATTTACTTGAACATTTTCTACCATAGGTCTTATAACACCATTTTGGTAGTAAGAAATCCTAACCCAGTTTACATAATCAGAAGGTAAAACAAACCTAAGCTCATCAGAAACAATTAGCTGCAATACCTTTACCTCTTTAAACGCATCATAATTTAACTCTTGAATCGCTCTCTTTGCATGAAACAGTATCTTAAACCTTTCCTCATTGTTTACCAGAGAATGGTTCCCTGAATACATTAACTCATAGTTTACAACTATGTCTTTTAATGACACGTACTGGTAAGAACCCCAGTTTTTATTTTCAGGTGCTACACCTCCATTTTCGTAATACTCGTATTGGCTAATGTATGACATATCTATTTCTCGCTATTATTTTCAGCAGACTCTACAGCCCCTGCGTATTGTACAACAGATGCCTCTCTTATTGAAACCCCTGCGTACTGTAGTATTTTCATTGTTAAGTCGGTGGCATCATCTGCAAACAACTCAAAGTCCTGATAATCAGACTGAGTTTGATCAAAAACAGGTTCGCTATTGTTCCCTAAGTCTACATATGTCCACTTAGGAGCCTTGGGGTATCTTATGTACTGACAAGCAACTGTTGGTGCTACGACAGCTAATGGGTACACTGTTGCAATATTCCCTTCCGTAGTATAAGCAGGAAACATTGTAGATGGTGCTGTTAATGGAGAGCTGTTTAATAATAAAATTTTACTTTGCTCAATCCTTTCCAACTCTGTTCCACCTATATATATTTTATTTATTAAGTAATAATCAGATCCTGTAGTAGCAATGGATGGTAACAAAAAACTATCTTTTAAAGTACCATTCTGATTTAAGTTTAATGTTACCGAAAAGAAATCAATAACCTCAACATATCCTTTCTTTATATCTGCATATCCTGTACCTGAAGACCTTTGGTTTTCTTTGTTTACTTGGTAGTTATATGCGTAAAAGTAGTCCTCAAACAAATCCATCTGAGCCTGTTGTGCATATAGATTAAAATCTTGTGGAGAGATGTATCCGTAGTTGTTTTTATTTAATACAGCTAAAACTGTATTTCTAATATCGTTTATCATCCTGACTATTATTTACACAAAGATAATCAAAAAAAAAAGAGGCTTACTTTTTTGTAGACCTCTCTTTATTTACTGGTATACTTAAACTAATTAAGCATTTACAATACCTGTTACAGCTTTAGGTAATTTTACAGAAAACATTGGTCTTGTCCAACTTGTAACTAATGCTGACTCAGTAGCATCTAATATAGCTGAATAAACATCATGAGCAACTTGTGCAGCAGTTGTTACTGTAGTAGCAGTTCCGTCCATGTACTTTATGACAACTGTTGTTGCAGTTGCAGTAGGTGTACCGATTGATTTTACTCCGTTAAGACTAATTAATTCATTAGTAATAGGAGCGTTTGTAACTTTAAGAAATTTTTCCATTTTATAAAAAATTTTAATGGGTTAATAAAGAACAAATATAAACAAAAAAAGAGACCTTATTTCTAAAGCCTCTAACATGAAAATAACTTATCCCCTAAAAAAGTCATTTATAGTGCAAATATAAATAAATAAATTAATTATCCAACATTTTTTCTAAATGTTTTAAAGACTCTATCCCATCATCAGATTGAAAAAATGATGACACAATATAAATAGGGTCCTCGCCATATGGTATTGTGCAAAGCCTTGTCTTATTAGTTTTGGTGTTAAAGAAAACTTCCTTGTTTTTGTTTCTGTATTTTATAAGACCCACCTCAAGAAGCTTATGTACAGTAGATTGAAGCTTCAGTACAGGGTCGTTTACAAGAGACATAAACTCTATTGGTTCTCTTTTAGCATAAACTAAAATATCTCTCTTCATCTCATCCGTGGTTATAGTAGATGGATCTTTAGAGAACAAAACCCTTGTTAATGACTCCAACTGTGGTAGCGATAAAGAACGTGCCTCTATCATTGCATCAATCTCTATATTAATATTTTCAACAACGTCTTGTGCGTCTTTAGATTTATCAAGCTCTTGAAACTTTATTCCGTTGTGTGGGTGTACCTCTAAAAATTTTTGTAAAACTTGATTGGACTTAGAAACCCTTAGAAAACCATCTTCAAAAATAACTGGTTCTATAATTGCGTTTCCATCCTGCTCATCTACAAATGGTGATTTTTGATTACGTGCGTAACGTAATTCTCTGTTTACTTCTGTTTCTGGGTCAAACCAAAGAAGTGGAAACCTTCTTGTGTGTCTTGTTGCAAGCATTAAAGATAAAGGTGCTGCGTTCCTTGTTAACTTGTAGATCTTGTCTACTCTTTGTACTTTAGTTTTCATTAGATAAAATTTAATTTAATACTTTAAAAAAGGAGCCCCTAAGAGGCTCCCTTTTCTTTTGTTTAATATTCTTAGTCTTGGAAGATAAAGAAGTTGTTTGCACCTAAAGTACATACAGCTCTTTCACTTAAGAAGTTTACCTCCATTGCATCCAAGTCAGATGTTTTTGCACCACCAGCAGAACCAGTAATCCAAGTCTTATAACGTCTGTCTTCAGTTTCTGAAGCTCTGTACCTTACGTGTAAGAAAGGTCTCTTAGCATTCTTCCCAAGGATCTGGTCGTAAACAGTTGTAGAACCTGCAGGAACTAACAATCCATTAATACTTCCTGTACCATCAACACCACCACGCATGGTTGGGTCGTTTAAGTACTTCCAGTCAGACTTGTAAAAGTCATAACCTCTACGGAATCCTGTGAATCCTAAGTTAAGAGCCATCTCCTCATCATTGTCAAAAAGACCGTATGAAGTTCCACCCGCACCGTAAGAGTTTTGAGCAGCTAACATATCGTCAATGTCAAAGCCAAAGTCTCTGTTTAAGAAAATAACATTTTCCTCAATAGAACCCTGCTTATCTAATCTAGATATAATAGAATCAAAGTCTGCTAATGCATTAGGATTTCCACCTGACCATACATTACCTCTATTTTGTACTACATAGAATACACCCTCAGAACCTTTGTTACCAACTTGAGTAGAAGTCGTTTGTGCTAAAACACCTGATCCAGCTTCAGCAGGAACAGCTTCAATCATTGCAGTCTCTAGGTAGTCATCAAAACGCAATCTTGTTTCGTGCTCAGACTTCAAGTACCATAGGTAACCTGAAGCACCATTTTCTGTAGTTACCTCAATCCATCCGATTTGAGCCATATCAGAACCTGATACCGCATACTTATCTTTTATGATAATTGGTGAATTTTCAAAGATAAAGTCATCAGCCTCTAAAGAACCTTGCATTCCATTTGTTCCTTTTCTAAATTCAGAACCATAAATGAAAATACTTGCATCAGCATTTCCTACTCCTGAACCACCTGTGTAACCTGCTGCATCATAAAATGCAAGTGTTACCTGGCTGTTTGCAACGTTTACTAATGTAACAATAGCCTTAAACTCTCCTGAACCATCATTGTTTACAACAACAACCGTTTGTCCTACTCTAATTGCTACCTGAACAACTGCTCCTGAACCAGGTTGTGCTGTTGACCCTGCTGGGTTTAGTACATCGTTTACTTGAAAAATTGCTTCTCCTCCAGCTGCTACTGCTACAGTTCCACAATTTACATATTTAGTGTGTAGTCTTCCCTGCTCTGCCCATTTGATAAGGTCAGAGTTAGAAGGCATTTCTGCTCCAACCATTCTAATGAATGAGGAGATTGTTCTGTTACCATAACGCTCGAATTCTTTTTCGTATGTGTCTGGTAAGTACTGACTTAAAAAACTGAAGTCAGTTATATAATTTGATGCCAAAGGTGTTTGATGCGAACTTGGTTGCAAGTCAAAACCTGGCGTAGTCTGTACTGATCCTGCCATAATTTTACTATTTTTTTAATTAATTATTTTCTTTTTATACTTCTTATTTTAAGCCCCTTCCCACTATCGGTATTTAAAGACTTAAACTGTGTTCCTCCCTTGCTAGATACTTCAGGTGACCTACGTTCTGACATGTTAATATTCTTTGTCTTACGCATAACATCCTCTGTAGCATTAGATTTACCTTGTTCATAAAAGAACGCAGCAAATTTTTCAGGATTCTGTGCAATCGCTACACTCCTATGAAAACCTTTAGAATCTTTTAAAAGACCGTCATCATCTAAGTATTTGGTTGCCCATCCACCAGGATTCAATGCATTACTTTTTAAGTCTTCTAAACTAGACGGAGAAAATGTTAGTGTCTCTTCACCTACATTAAATTCAAAACCTTTGAACTCAGGCGTAAATACCTCTAACGTTTTAGAGTTGTAAAACTCTTTTTTTCTTGCAGTCTCTTCATCATAAGATTTTGCATCTGCGATATACTGCTTATAACCATCCATGTCTTCGTCAGATACATTTGAAGATTGCGTTCCCCTTGACTCAAGTGGTTGCTTGTACTTCTCCTGCATTCCTTTGAAATAATCTTTGGCTTTAGCAATAGCTTTTTTCTTCTTTAACTTAATTTTCTTTATGTCAGACTCGTCGTCTAAGTCTTCATCAAAAGAATAGTCATCCATTAGGGTGTCTATATCCTCCTCGTCAAGACCATCCTCAGTCGCAACTAAGTAATCCTTAAGTAAAGAATCAGGGTTTGATTCATCAAAGTTTTTTTGTAACTCTACAAAATCTTGAATACCTCTGCCTGTATCTTTTTTATATTTAAAGTAAGCAGCAACATCATCAGGCAATTCTTCCTGAGTTTCTCGCTCACTCATTAACTCATCGAATGAATTAATTTCTTTGTTATATCTTTTTCCAATATATGAAAGAACGTCTTCTTCTTTTAATTCAGATGGCTCTTCTAATTTTAAATCTGCCTTTGGTTCATTGTTTAATTCAACTTCGTGCTTATCTAAAAGCACTTGTTCAACCTCTTGAACTGATTTTTCTTCCCCTACTGTTACTTCTTTTACTGTGAATGCCATATGATTAAATTTAATTACTACAAATGTAAGAAAAAAATAATAGTGTTTTTAAGCCCTACCTTGGAGAAAACTCAGAAAGATCAAACCCATCTAAGCTATCCTCGTTAGACTCAAAATTTACTGGTGGTAAATTATTTTTTCTTTGCTGTATTAGTTTTGATTGTTCTGTATTTGCTTGACTAATTCTTTTAGATTTAGCACCCTCTCTTTGATCTTCTCTTTGAGATAATGATTCAGAATCTAAGCCCCTTAACTGTATGTTATAGTTAAACTCTTCCTGCATTAGCTTGCTCTTTAATACCGCCTCATTATTTTGTTTCTCAATCTCAAACGCTATCTCTGCCTGCTTTAATTGCATCTTACCTTGTATTTCAGCTTGCTGCTGCTGAACCACAAGCTGTGCACTCATCTCCTGAGACTTTAACGCTTGCTGTGCCTGCATTGCTTGAATTTGCATTGCCTGCTGTTGTTTCTGTTCCTGGAGTGCTTTACGTTTTACTTTAAGCAACTGATTAGCTAACTTAATGTTTTTTATTTCCCTAATATCAATAGCGTCCTCTAAGTTTATGTCACCCTTAGATAAAGCCATCTGTATGTTTTGTTCTAACTGTGCTTTTTGTTCCTCGTCTGGAGCTATCTCAATAAATATTCCAAAGTCATATATATATAAATCTTTTATTTCATCTAAAATACTAACATTGTATTTACCAATAGAGTTAACAAAGTCATCCTTAAAATCCGCATACTGTAATATATCTGCAATTCTATATGTTATTGCTTCGGCTAGAGTTCTATAAATATATAAAGAGCCCTCTAGTATGTGCCTGGTAGCCACGTTTGAGTTTAGTGCAGCTAACTTTTGTAGTCCAACTAAAGAATTAGGATCAGGAGTTGATGCATCTCTCGCCTCATTTAGTCCTGTAACTTGCCTAATCATTCCTAAGTAATGGTTGTAGTTTGCAATAAGCATTTGTGTTTTACTAGCACCTGAACTTGATTGAAGTTCTTTGATTGGAACCTTTCCTTGATTGTACTCGCCATCCTGTGTATAGCTTCTACCAATAACAGAACCTGTTTGAAAGTATAGCCTTAAAGCATCCTCTGGGTTATAAGCGTTTCCTGTACCAAGGTCTACCTCATTTAACCCATCAGCATCAATGTATACACCGTCTGGAACAACCCTAGAAATAACTTGCTGTAATTTTAAATGAGTAATTTGAATTAAATCCGCAAATGGAATCATACGTCTAGTTAAAGATTCTATAGCGCCCTTATACATCCTTGGAGCTGTAGCCACATAATTTGGAAGTGCGTGTTGCTGGGCAGACTTTGGTCTAACCATATTCTCAGCAAGCTCCCACTTTAGTAAAATATTTGTACCCATAACCATAATACCCTCGTACCAAACGTCAATGGTTTTTTCCATTTTTTCAAAACGACCCTCTTCCATCATCTCAACAGGAGGATTAAACTGGTCATCTTTTTCAATAACCTTTGTCCCACCGTTTTCTAGTATCTTTTTTTTATACACCACTTTTTTTGTGGTCTTATAGTTAAAATACATAAGGGTAACTGTGTCTTTGTAAAAAATATCATTCTCATAAAACTGAGCTACATTGTAATAGTCGTACCAACTTTGAGAGTATTTAGATATTTCTTCTAAGTCCTCGTTTGTTAGAGACTGATCAATTTTCATTAACTCAGTAATTGGCAGTGTTTTAATTTCACCCCAATAGAAACAATCTTTAAATTGAGGATCTTCAGTGTAACTGTAAACAATATTTGCAGGGTCTACATACTTTACTTCAACACCTGCGCCTGGTAAAAATTCATGCTTTGCACACCCTATACCTAGAACAGTTAAATCGTAATCAATTCTTTTTCTTGCGTCGTTGTAATGGTTTTCAGCAAACACAGTATTAATAGCCTCTTCCTCAGCAATCTCTATTGCTGGCTTGTACTTAAGCTGCATGTAAAGGTTTAGCTCTTCATCTGTTTTAGGAAGATCATCGGGGTTCATAATAAACGGATCAGCACCTGTTTCTTTTTCAATAATCTGCAGTATATCTTTCGCTGCTGATTGACCCTGTATCATATCCTGATACTTACTTCTTTGAGACTGAGACATTGCATCTTCAGCATACACTTTTACATCAAACAACCTGTCATTCATTCCGTTAACGACAACGTCAACAAACTTTGGAATAATAGGGACAGGAGTCCAGTCTAAATTTAAATAACTTAGATCACCATCTACCGCAAGCTCGTTTTTATATTTTGCAACCGACTGCTCACCTCTTGCGTAAAGTCTTAATCTAGAAAAATCTCTCCATTGATTGTAATACCTACATCGACTTCCATCACCCTTAAACCATTCGTATTGAATAGCCTGACCTATCTGTAAGCCAAATTCATCAGAAGCTTTTTTTGAATCAGAAACAAACTGACTTGGAAAACCAACTGACGAGATATTTATTTTTACGTCTTTCATTTATCTAATTATTTCACTACAATTTCCTTTATTCCTGTATCTAGCAAAGTTAACTATAATTTTTGATTCTTTTTTTACAGGCTGATACAAGTGTTTTTGACAAGCCATGATAGCCAAACCAGAGCTAATTGACGCATCAAACTTGGTTCTGTTGCTGATGTCAAACTTAGCCCAGTCTTCTAACGTACTCCCAAATGGCATATATCCCATCTCATCGGAACCTATTAAACCTACATACGTTTCAATATAAGACTCAATAGCGGCTGCGTGAGCTTGCTTTACTGACTCACTCGAGTTAGGTATACCCCCAAGTTCTTTCTCTGTCTTAGAGAGCTTGTTTTTAAGTTTATCAGGGCGATTGATACTATAGCCTCTGTACCCCCTATTTTTAAAGTGATACAAAAGCCTTGGCTTATTGTTTTCTACTAATATAGGCATACCATAAAATACACATGCCATTAAGACATCCTCAAAAAATATTTCTGCAGTCTGTGGTCTGGCAACATATTCTAAAAAAAACTGATTGACTGGTGCGTCATCCATGTGATAACTAGTAAGCCCATGCAAAGCTCCGTTAGAAGCACCCCCACCAACTGTTCCTGATATATCATAACTGTCACAACCAAACGCACCCAAATGTTCGTTTGCAGGATAAAATATTCCGTTTTTTTTAATTTTTCTATTTTGTAAAGTTTTTTTAGGAATCCATCCCAATAAAAATCTACCCCTATTGTTAGGAGTCCAGATAACCTCAGTGTCTTTTATTCCATTCTTCCAAGAAAATGATCCCCTTGTTAGGTGGTGCTCTTTTATTAAAGAGTCGTTATAATCTATCTGTTGATATATTTTGGTAAGGTTAAACAAAGACTGCTTGCTCTCGTCCCTAAACGCATGAGACTCTGTTCTAGGAAATTGTCTATAGAATTCGTTTAATGCGTCCGCATCATTTTTTAAAGAGTCAACCTCATTTTGCCAGTATTCTACTACATTATCCATTGGCATACCATACTCGTCAATATAGCCCTCAAAGTTCCATTCCATTGGAATAAACAAGGAGTAAAGACCCGATTTTGTTTGACCGTTTGCACTTCTGTTTTTAGTGCTTGAGTCGTTATATAGTTTCTTAAATTCCTCCCCACCCTTGCTTAACGCATTTGATGTTGACCCCATCATACACTTACCAATAATTCTTTTACCTAGCCTTAAACAAGTTTTAGTAACACGATAATTATTTTGTATATTGTTTGGCTTAAGCCATTTACCACTCTCATCATGAGCTAGTAGTAGTAGTTTCTCACCATCATATGAGTTGTCATCTGTATTCTTCCAGTCAATGGTAGTGTCAAGACCCTCCATCACATTGTCATCTATCTCATACATATTCTTTTTTGTAATCTTAGATGCAGGAACCCTAAAAGCTAATTCTGTTTTAGGTTTATCCATACCATCCTGTACGGGTTTAAAAAAGAATGGATAGTTTCTTACAATTGGTACAACCTTATCGGTAAACATTTTCTTTGCATCTGGACCTGTTTTAGATAAAATACCTATACGAGAATTTTTAGATATGGTTCCTATATTTGCACACTCTTCCGAAGCCATATAAGAAAACCCAGAACGCCTAATCTTTAAATATATCATTCCAAAAGACCTAGGGTCTGCCTTACAAGCCTCCCAGAAAATATAAAAAACTCTGTTAGCCTCTCTGAAGTCAGGGTATCCTACATCAATCTTTGTCCATTGAAGGTACATATACTGAGACCCAGTTATATATGTTGGCTTTTTGTTATTTACAAACCAAAAACCTTGATCTCTTTTATCAAACTCATCCTCTATGTATTCAACCCACTTCGCCTTAAAAGTATTTGGCATTTCATTCCATTGGAATATAGACTGAATTTTATCTAAAATTTTAGGCAAAACTGTTCTGCCCCACTTGTTTTTATTTTTTTCAATATACTCAGGAGCCTTTGGTAATGCAATACGTAATCCGTTTATATCGTAAACTTCTCCAACCTCACCTGTTTTTGAAATAACAACAACATCATACTTTTCATTGTACCCATACTGCCAAGACTTATTTCTGTTTTTAGTCGTGACTATTTTTTTAGGAATGTAATCCTTTAGTAGTGTATATAAACTATGAAGACCTTCTTTCTGCAAATCCTTGTTTTGTGTCTAATTTACTTGGACCTCGCTCCTCGATTTCCATTAAGTTTTTTTCATTTTCTATTCTGGTTAGTATATCAAATGCATCAAATATAGCTAACTTTTTTGTTGCTGCTGCGTTCTTTAACCTATCAGCAGCAAGTTCATCCTCTCCCTCACCATACTTTATGATATCCTCTTTAGCTACCTTGATTAGTTGTTCCACGGCTTTCATCCCTGCCTGAATAATATTCTTCTTTAAAGTTTTTGGGTCTAGTGCCATTAGGATTATATTTTATTCTTGGTCTTTTTTTTCGTTTGGGCTTGTCATTCATAATTTAATTGTAATTTGATGATCAAACATTCTGTAAAGCTTTTCACCGTCCACTTCAAACTCGTACTCACTTTCAGGTTTAAAACATACTTTATCACCTGGGTTTATATCTTGTGAAACAAGGTATTCATTACTGTATCTTATTTCTCCAACCAGCGGTTCCTCATTGGTGTTTTTGTGCATGTAGTAATCTTCAGTTGCCACTGGCTTTGTAAAACAATACCTTCCGTTAGTGTTCCATTTATTACCATCATGGTACATATAAAACTGATCAGGCTCAACAAAAAATAAGTCATCCATAAAAAAACTTCGACCACTCTTACGCCTGCCCTGCATGTCATTATAAAACTTAAAAACATTATGATGAACTAATAGTTTATCCCCTGGTTTTATTGGACCTTTGTAAACAATAGGTGTTGCAATAACCTCAGCAACCCTGTTAGAAGCCATATGGTTTTCTTCGGATGTGCTCGTTATAAAATCAACACCACCAATTTTTTTAGTGTTATTGTATCTCTTGCTATCTAAAGGCTTTGTTATAAATAAGTAAGGTGATTTCATTAGAAGTTAATATTATATTCGACTGAAACAGGCATACTTACAAACTGCTTCCACATAACAATTTCTTTAGTAAAAATAGATTGAATCCATATTTTAAAAGAATCTGAAGACTCATCATATCTAATATGATGTACAGTGTATGTTGACTTTAAAATTTCTTGACCAACAACGTAATGCATAGCCCCTGATTTATAATCAGGACCTACCGCTATCTTGCGAATATCATTCATTTAATTTAATTTAATATAATATAATTATTTAAT